GCATTGCCGTCAGATAAAGGATTATTTGTCTCTGTTGGGCCTGTAGCTTCTGTGCCTAATTTAAAACCTGTTTGAGTTCCTAGCGGCGAGCTAAAGCCTCCTTTAATTCCTTCTAGTCCACCTCTAAACGCTCCGCCATCAGCAGAAAAAGGATTGCCTTGAACACCTGCCCCACCTAAATATCTAGCAGCTTGGCCACCAGCATAGTTCATAGCTCCAGCTTTTAATGAAGAACCTATTCTACCTGTTTTATCAAAACTACCTAAGCCAGCCATTCCTGCTGCAATAGCAGGATTAAATGGTGCAACAAACGGTGCAGCTTTAACTGCAATATCTGCTAATTCATTTGGAATAATTTTTCTAATTTTTTCTTTTAACCAACTACCAATACCGTATTGTTTTCTTCCGTCCGAACCCATGATACCGCCGAAGGCAGCCATTTGTCTGGCATTTGTAATACCACCACTAGCTCGTAATTGTCTACGCATATTTGATCTTGATATCATAATTTTTATCTATTGGTTAAAGCAGGGAGTGTACCTGAGTTTATATTACTATCTGTTTTTAATAGATAAATCAAGACTATGTTGTAACTTCTCTTGGTTTTATTTCTAAGGAAGATAGTATAACATGTAGTCTATTGGCTGTTGCCGCAGTCACCTTTAGTATTTCACTTTCTTGTAAAACAAGGGGTTCTGTAAGTAATTCTATTGTTGCGTTTGCTCCAACTGCTTTTGTTTTAAATACACTAAATACAGCGCTAGCTGTGTCTGTAATAGTTACAGTTACAGTGTCCGCATTACCAGAGTCTTCTGATATTAATATGGATTTTATAACTGCAGTTGTAGCTGTTGGTACAGTATAAACTGTTGTAACATTAGTTGTAGTTAAATCTACTTTTTTATTTACAAATGAATTAGCCAAAGAATACCGCCTCTGCTTCTGATTCGTCTTTTAAATCTTGTTGATAGGTAGTGTTTAATTTATTTACAATACCTTCAACGTCTCTTACAAATGATTGTTGTACCTGTGGATCGTACTCATCGTTTGGTTGTGTTAATGATTGTATAATTCTAGCCATTATCTTCTACCATCCGGTTGTATGTCTAATCTAAAGGTACCTAGTTTCCAAAACTGTCCTGTACTTGTATTAGCAACTTTTAAAGATATAGCTCTTGCTCTTGCACGAGTGTCAACTTTTGTTGTTGATGATGTAATAGTAAATGGACCAAGCGAAGAACTTGCTTGTGAATCATTAGAATAATTTCTTAAATTTAATGTGACCACTGCATCACCTGTTTGAGATAAAAAATCTGGTACAAATCTTCTTATTTTCATTACAAACTCACCATCTCCTTGTAAACCTTGGTTACCTATATCAAAATCTCCAGATTCAATACTTGCAGCAATAGCTGTTGTTGCTCCTTCTTTAATTTGATCCAAACCTGTTTCATGTTCAAAATATGTTGAAGTGCCATCTGTGTTTCCATAAACATAGTTTACATCTGTAGTAGCTGTTGTAGCACTTGCATTATATTCTGTTGCATGAGGTTTACCAAACACAGCAGAATCTCGCCACGCAGTTCTAGCTAATGTACCACTAGTCCATACGGGTCTTTCTCTTGATGAATCTAAATAATTATAAGCAACCATTTTATTAACTATACCTGAACCAGAGTTAGGATAGAACCACATCACCTCACCAAACAAATTATTTAATCCAGCGTTGATGTGTTGTTTAGGTATTAAATTAATATCGTCGTAAACAAAATCTTCAACTAAACAAGGTAGTGATTCTAATTTACCAGAGTATCTAAAGAAGCCATTGTCTGACATCCAATATGCAACACCATCAACTTCTACGGCTGCATTTTTGCCAATTAATCCACAGTTAGTACCTACTTGTTGAAATGAAAAAGTAAATGGTGGACCTACAAATTTCATTACAAATAAAGCTGTATCTGTCCAAACATAAATTGCATCACGACCTCTAATTGCTCCAACAATTCTAGAACCATCTGATAGTCTTTGTGTACCAGCAGTATTCGTTGATGTTGGCGTGTATGTGTTAATATCTTCTTGAGACGAGAATCTTATAAACATTTCGTCTTGTGTTGATTTTGTGCCAATTGTTGTCTCTGTTCCAAAAAATACTACGTGTCTATCTGGAGTAGATATAAGACTAAATCTGGAAGCTGTTGGAGCACCAGCTATTATTGTTGCTCTTGTACTGTTAGCTGTAATTGGATCTGAATCCCACTCAAAACTTTCTCCATTAAAAATTGTTGCAACTAATTTATTACCAAAATTGTCTAAAGACCAAATACCTGGATCAGTTATAACGTCTCCAGACGCAGCAGCGTTCCATCCAACATAATTAGAAGCATCTGTTACAGTTGCTCCACTAGAATGTGATGCAGCTGTTGTTCCTTTTGCCCCTCTCGTTAATCCAGATAACGTATTACTACTATTTGATGTGTAAGTAATTAATTCTGTTCCAATCAATACAGTACCAGATGATGCAAATGCTGATGAACTTGCCATAGTTAAACTTGTAACACTTGTATTAATTGATGATGATAACGTAGATGTGAATTGTCCTTGTTGTACACCACCCCATGATCCAAGACCCCAACCTGTTGAGGCAACTTCTTGAGCGGGACCTACTGGGTAATAATGTTGTACTCTAATACCACCAGATGTTGTAGCACCACTACCCGTTTCGTTTACATCAACATCAATAGTTAAAGTTGTATCAGTGGGTATACTTTTTACTTGAAATTTATTTAAATCAAAATTTTGTGAATTATAATTAGAACCAGTTATAGATGTAAAACTATCTAATAATATAATATCTCCTGCATTTATATTGTGCGCAGAAGCAAAAGTTATTGTAACAATTGATTTTCCGTTAGTTGTAGTAAAAGAATTTGTTAATGTTGTTGTAGTTTTTATTGGGTGAATATCATAAAAAATACCCCCTGAATATGCGTATAGAATTCTATTGCCTCCTAAAATAGCATATTTAATTCCAGAAGAATTTATAAAATGGTGTATTGCTGTGTTACGACCTGTAATATCTACCGAACCTAATTGAGCCCAGCCACCTATTTTTTCAGGAAGTCCATATCTAAACCTAACATTGTCACCCTCAATCCATTGACTCTCGCCTCCAGTTGCTGTGACCTGTTTATTAAATCCTGGTTGAAAATTTACTTTTTGTAACATGGCATTTACGCCGTGTAATTATTACCTGCTGATATAGCTGCATCAATTGCAGTAAAACTTTCGTTAGTCCAAATAGAAGCAGTAGCATCTTCAATTTTTTTCTCTGCTTTTTTTAGCACTAAGTGTTCAACATTTCTATCAACTGCACTTTGTTTGTCAGCTGCTGTTGCGTCTGCCATTTGATCTCCAGCAATTACATCTGTGATTACAGCCACGCTGTGTCCCATTGCTACAAAATCTGCTGCTATTACTTCTGCTGTTTTATTCGCCATTTTATCTCCTTATTCTGTTGCACATGCAACTGGTTTATTTTTATCAAGTTTTTTAAAATTATCAATGATTAACTTAGGTTCTACCATATTATTTCTTGGGTCACTATCATTATATTTAACTTCATTCCATTTATTTCCCATATGAAATTGCATGTTTTTGTTGTGTGAATAGCCAAATTGTATCCAACGTGTACTACCCCAAACTACAACTCCAGCTTTATTTGCTGATGGAGAAAAGTGTTGTAGGCAACTATCTATAGCCACAAACCCTTCTGCGTCTTTCAGCATTTCATGTAACTGTGTCCAATGTAAATCACACTTAATAGTATCACTGTAACCAGGCTCATTAGGTAAAGTACAATCAATAATTGTTGTATCTTTATATTCTTCTCTCAACATATTAACTACTTGTTGCGCAAGGTATGGTTGATAGTTTCTATTCGGATTTATGTTTGTGTATTGGTTGTTAGCATTAAAATTAGCTTGAGGTTGTCCACCAGAAAATTGAATCATTATATATTTACCAATTTCATTCTTAGTTAACCATTCTTTAACACTATCTTTATGATGGTCTGTATATAATTTAGGGACCATAGACGGCGTATAGT